TACATCCCCTCCATCCCGTTCTACCACCTCATACACTCTTCCTCCGCCATCACCACCCTGATCTCCGGCAACCGTGGAGGGAAAACGGCAATGGCGATAATGGATTTCATGCTCCGCCTTTTCCGTATTCACCCTATCCCCCACAAGAACTTTCACGACAACATGACCTGTAAAACCGTCCGTTTCCTGTCCGAAACCCTTCCGTCCAAAGTGGAAGAAAACGAATCCTCCCGCAACACCCTATACCCCGAACTCATCAAACGCCTCCCTCCCGAACTCATAGTAAAGGATATCGGAAGTAAGAGACCTGTTATGGTAATCCAAGACCCCTATTCTTCCCAGCACTTCTACATCGAGTTCGCTTCCTATTCCCAATCCACCCAAGCCCAGGCGGGAGTCGAACGCATATACATCCTCATCGACGAAGTCCCCCCATACTCGATCTTTGAGGAAAACTACTCCCGCCTAATATCCACCGGTGGCGATGTCATCATATCCCTCACCCCAGCCCAGGGCGACGTGGACTGGATATACGACATGCTTTACACCCAAGCTCGACATATCTATCGCACACCGGCTATCGTCAACCGTCACAAACAGCTCGGCGAGGACAAACCCCTTTACGAACATCACCCCAACAACAAGGACATCACCCTTATCCATTTCGCCACGGACGATTCCCCATACCTTTACAAAATCTACAAACAAGAATGCCAACCCGACCAAACCTACGATGACTTCATCTCTTCCCGTTTCTTTGTCCTCGATGACGAGACAGCCGTAAACATCAGACGTTACGGGATGTTTTCCTATATCTCCGGCAGGGTCTTCAAAGAATTTACTCCCAACATCCACGTTATCGATCCGATCCGATACTTCCCCGATGGTCTTCCCGACAACTACCGATACTTCCGAACCATCGACTACCACCCCACAAACGACTGGGCGGTTGTCTTCGGTGCCGTTTCCCCTACCAACGAAGTCTTCGTGTATGACGAACTAAAGATCTCTCCCGAAACCAACGCCCTTTACGATATCGCCCACACAATCGCCAAGAAATCCGGCAACACCCACTTCTCCTGCGACCTCATAGACCCCCTTGCCCAGATAAAACAAATCACCACCGCTACTTCCCCCGTCGAAGACCTCAACCGTTACTTCCACCACTTCAAACAACAAGGTATATGCAAAGGGGCATATTTCCGTTCATACGACACAACCACGACCAGAGGAAGGGATGAAATACGACTGCGTCTGAAAAACGCCATCACCTACAAAACCCCGTTCTCCAACACCTCTTTTTCCACCACCTCCCCCTCCCCCACCATCTGGTTTTTCTCCAACTGTAAATACACCATCGAATCCATCCGCAACTGGTCATACGAACTCTGGTCCGACCGTTCTGCCCTTCTCACCAAAGACATGAAAGAGAAACCCCAGCAAAAGTTCTCCCACTTCTGCACAGCATTAGAGGGAGCTATGAAAGAACGCCAACTGACACTGAGTTATACCCCTGTCATCACCCAACCGGTCAACAAAGTAAAGTATTTTAGAAGGGTTGCATAATGAAACGAAAACGAATTGACGATATCTACTCTCCCTTACTCAATCAACTCAATTCCGAACTGAGCGTTTCCCATGGCAACAACCGTTACATTCAGGACATTTACGAACAGGGTCTCGCGGTAATCGACGGATACCGTACAGCCCAGAAATACGAATGGCAATCGGACGTCATTGTCCCCGAATACTTCTCGTCCTTCATTACCGAACAATCCCTTATCTCCAATCAATACTTTTCCACCCGTGACTTCGTAGAGATCTATCTCGAAGGGGACAAACCGGAAGACAAACTCAAATGCGAAGCCGCGAAACAGCTCATCAACAAACTTCTCAATCGTCGTGAACTCTACCACTACCAGAAACTCATGCGGGCATCGGCTATCCGCCAGCTCGCAGGTGTCGTTTACTTCCTCTGCTGGTGGGAACAGGAAGTCTATACCGTCCCCACAACCACCAACATTCCCCAAGTTACCGCTTCCGAGGATTATACTATGTCCCCCCAGATGTTTTCTATCCCTCAAACCACATTCAGAGAAGAAATCCGTAAAGACTGGTTCAACTACGAGGTCATCGATCCCCGTAACGCCTTTGTCTCTCCTGAATACACCTACTCTCTCCAAGACAAACAATACGTCATCATTCGCCACGAGAAAGACCTCGCTTCCCTTATCGCCGACGCTAAACGGTGCAACTACTTCAACATAGACAAACTCAAAGAACTCAAACCCCAAACAATTACCGAAACCGCGTCTGAATCGTATAACAAGGAACAGAACGCTTCGTTTCCCCACAACCTTCCATCACCCATCTTCGACGTTTATGAACGTTACGGCAAATACTGGGCAGTGGTGAAGGAAACGGACAACTATGGCATACCTACGAAAATAACCCCTGGGATAGACATTTCCGGCAATCCTCTCGACAATGCCGTTCTTATCGAAACCGTAATCACCTTTGTCAAATCCGGCGGGGAATCCGTTCTTATCCGTTTCGAGCCACAGCGTAATGTTGACTACCGCCACCGTCCCTATCGTCCCATTATCCGTGGCCTTTACTACATTCATCCTTCTCGTTCCGAAGGCATGACCGACACGAACCACAGCATCAACCTTCAGGAAGCCGTCAACGACACTATCAACATCTCCAACGATCGGGTGATGCTTGCCACGTTTCCCGCTTTCAAGGCCCGCAAGTATTCTCTTGACGATGTTTCCGAACTCTATATCGCCCCCGACCATCCCATCCTTCTTGACGATCCGAACAGCGACCTCCAAGAACTCAAAATCACCGACAACATCCAAGGGGCGATGTTGCAGACCAACCTTCTGATCAACCAGCTCCAGCAACTCCGTGCCATTTTCCCAACCACGATGGGCAACCTCGGTTCCGTCAAGTCTTCCATGACCGCTACTGCCGTCGCTGGTGCCGAGAACCGCACCGATATCCGTCAATCCTTCAAGGCCATGTGCTTTGAATACACCACCCTTTCCGAGTTCTACTGGATGATGCTTCAGATGGCATACCAGTATATGCGGGAGGAAACGGCACGGGAAATCTTCGGCGAGGAACTCATGCCCTACTTCTCCCCCGATGCCGACTACACCTTCAAACCTGTCACTTCCGCTATCGAACAAGAACAGTCCAAACAGATGAAAATCCGCAACTACACCCAAATCCTCCAAACCGTCGCCAATGTCCGACATCCCGACACAGTCAAGGTAGTCAACTATATCCTTACCGAAATCCTCAAACTCATGGGACAGGAGTATTCCATCATCCAAACCCAACTCATGAATCCCCAACAACCTATGCAATACGAAAACCAGGCCCAAGCACCCCAATCACCCCCCACCTCCAATCAGTATGGCCTAAACATGAACCCTATTGACCAGATGATTAGAGGGGTGAAGAAATGACACGAATTGAGGTTTACACGACCTGGTTTTTATGGTATAATACCACTACGAGAACTGAGGGCGAAAACCAATGAAATACTTCAAATCGGAAGTCCCACAATATCCAACCGTGTCCCCGATGGATTACATTAGGTCCAACACGACTTACAAAAAACAATCCATCTTTGTCCTCTCCCAATATGAACCCTTCTACCGTGTCTGGACTTCCGATCTCGGCAGACAACTGATGGAATACTTCGTTAACCGTCATGCCGACGCCTTGAAGAAAATCACTTCCCTCGAAGCTACCGATCACGACAAGATAAGATATGAGGAAACTACCGCAATTATCCGTGATATTGCTAACATTATAGATACCTACGAAAAAGAACTACACAACCTTGAGTCATCAATTCCCTCTCCAGACCTCGCCTCTGGACAAGGGAAATAAGGAGGATATATCATGATGGAAGAGACTCAGAACCACGAAAACGCTGTCGAGAATCTTGAGGACCTGATGCTTTCCCCTTCTTTCGATGAGGACGAGAATGCTCAGACTTCCGCCCAAGACACCTCTGCTCAGTCTAAGGACGACGACAATGCCGAAAAGTCCAGGCTGGGCAGAAAGGTAAAGAGTCTTGAGGAAACGATCGGAACTCTGACCAGACTTGTCGAGGATCAAAGAAGGATGCTGGAGACGCTTGTGCAGACCAGGACCTCCAAACCCGAAGAAAGGGAGGAGGACGACGAGGAGCTTCCCGAGATCCCTACCACTCGTGAAGATGTCTTGAAAATCCTTCAGTGGTATGAACGAAACAAGGAAAAGCAGGTTGTCGAGGCCCGCAGGCAATACGAAACCGCTTATTCTCAAACCCTCATCTCCTTCTTGAACAAGGAAGACCCCTCCATTCGTGATGAGGTCCAGAAGGTATGGGCGGAGAAATACAACCTCGCCTTTACCAACAACCCCATTTACGATGCCGAAAAGGGGTATCTTCTCGCCAAGATGGAGGTATTGCAACGGCTGGCAAAAACCAAGTCCTCTCCCCAACAGCCTACGGTATCGTCATCGTCTTCCACTTCCTCATCCCCGGTAAACCTCTCCAAAGAGGCCCTCGAACTCGCAAGGAACTTGGGGATGAGTGATGACGACATCCGTAAAGCGTTCGAGTCCACAACTGTTGTCAATAAACAGGGTGTTATTGCCAAAAAGAAGTAGTGATAACCTTTTAAGGAGGAACCAGTATGTTTGAGGTAGTCAAAAACACTGAACTTGGAACGGTTTGGCTTCCCGTCGAACCTTCGACCACCCTCACGGTTGGTCAGCTGGTTTATCGGGCGGCATCCAATCCCGTTAATCTTTCTTATTTCCCTCCGGCTTCTGGCACCGGAACGGCCAAACCCATCGGTGTTGTCGTTGCCACCAACCTTCGCAAACCCCTTTATTCTTCCACTTACAACGCCAATTACATCACCGGTGTCGCTTCCCGTTCCGACCAGCTTGCCCTTGAAAAGCAGGGTGCTCAGGGTTCGATGTTCGGAGTTGGCGATCCCGCTCCTCTTGTCCAGATCAAACTCATTGGTCCGCAGACGGAACTCAAAGGGACGCTTTCCGCGGCGCCGACTCCCTTTCAGCCCTCGGCAGTTGCCAGTGATGGTAGCACCTTGACGAAGTCTGGTCTCACGCTGACCGACTATTTCACCACTGTTTACTGTCGTTCCGGGGCCAATCAGGGTATTTACCGGCAGATGTCCACCTACTCCACCAACGTCCTCACCTTCCCTCTTTACTGGCCTTACACGACGACTACCAGCAACTATTTCGTTGCCATCAACACGACCATTGGCAACACGAGGATCAATGTGGACACTTATGGTCGTAACCTTGATGTCGCTTCGAGTGTCAGTTCCAATTACTATTCGGTTGTCGTCGAGGAAATCAACCTTGAGGAAGCTGGTAAAGAGTATGTCATTTTCAGGTTCGTATAAGGAGGTAAACCATGGCTAACCCTATAACGCTTCAGGAGTTTGCGTATCTGCTCGACCGCAACATCGACGAGGTCTTGAAGGACTACCTCAACCCTGTCAAGATGGTGTCGAAGCAGATTTTTGGGCAGAAAAGCACCAATCGCCTTTACCTTGAAACCTTCTCTGTCGGTAACTATCCCGACATTCCCGAATTTAACGGCAAAGTCCAGTATCAGGGTATTGCCCCCGGATATAAAACTCGTGTCGAAACCCGTGAGTTTGCCGGCGGTCTTGTCGTCGAACGCAGGCTTATCGACACTGCCGACCATGACGAGATGAGGGATCGTCAGGAAAGCATGGCTCGTGCCCTTCAGCGGACGAAGGAAAAACGTGCGGCAAATCTCATCAACTACGCTTTTTCCGCAAGCTGGGATTTCATGAGTAACGACGAAGGTATCGCCCTTTGCGGCGCTCATACCACCAAATCCGGTGTCCCCACCACCACGGGCTTCTCCAATTACGGGTCCTCAGCCCTCAGCAAAACCTCCATCCTTGCCACGGCGGTTTCGATGATGAAGTTCAAGGACGATATCGGGGAATACTTCGACATTATCCCCGACACCCTTATCGTTCCCGTGGCCCTTTTCGATGCCGCTTGTGAGGCTGTTGGGTATGATCCTCGGTCCGGCGCGGAATCCAAACTCGACCCGACGTCTGCCAACAACGCCATCAACCCCGCTTATGGCCGATTCAAGGTCATCCCCTGGATCTATCTTGACCAGTATTCCACCTCGAGCTGGTTCATGGTCGATTCTCGGCTGATGAAGAAGTTCGCTATTTGGGTCGATCGGATCACCCAGGAGAAGCACACGATTATGGACTACGAGACGATGTCCATCAAACAGATCATCTACTCGTCCTTCGCGGTTTACTGGAAGGATTGGCGATTCATCTACGGACATTCGGTATAACCTAAACGGGTGAGAAGGGGAAAGACAAATCCTCTTCTCACCCTTAACCTAATTTAGGAGGAAGAACGTTATGGCGACCGCAACCACCACTAAAGTGGACCCTGAAGTCGATGATCTCAAATACAACTCGTTTACCATCTTCACCAAGTATGACCTGAACCCCAACGGTTCCGTGGCATCGACCTATCCTCTCTGGTATTTCACCCATATCCGAGAGGAACTTGAAAACGATATCACGGTTATGGAAAACCAAATCAAACGGAATTATGTGCCTGAAGAACGTATTCCTGAATATCGGGAAAACATCAAGAAACTCCGACAGAAACTTCAGGACATGGATGACGCGATTCCTAAATTCAACTCCAAAATCCGCGATTTCATCAACGATGTCATTCCCACGCTTACCGAAAAACTTGTCAACGCTCTTCCTTCTCGCACCGAAATGGAACGAGGCCTTATCTATCCTGAAGAGGAGTCTCGCCGTATGACAACCCCTTGCATTCTCCTTAACGGCAAGGAACTCCGTTGGGCGAAGGCTTGTGCTATCACTCCTTACAAGGACATGGTGACCCGTTCCCAACTTGAAGTCATGTGGAAGATAGGTAGAAAGATACTTAATGAAGACACGAACATTGAACGGATAAGGAAGGGATAAATGGCTACTGCTGGGGATATTCTACAAATAACGTATAACATTCTCAACGAGTCTTCTACTTCTCCGTTTATATCTTCCACTTACTCCTATGCTCTGCTCAACGAGGCGTTGAAGGATATTTACCTGCGAACAAATCTTATTACGAAAGAGGCAACGATTTCCGTAACTTCTGGAACAAACTCTTATTCGCTTCCCGACGACTTCTATTCTTTCCTCACTCACGATTACAATTATGATATTTGTGTCTATCGAACAGATACGACTCCCTCTATTTCTATCAAATACGTTCCATATGATGAATATAAACGGATGGCAGCTAACTCTTACGCAACTTCTTCTTCACCTTCTTACTTTTCCACTTCCCATGCTCTTTCTGGTTCTACCCTTTCCTCTTCTATACTTCTTTATCCAACTCCTTCTGCTAATATGACCATTACCATTACTTATATTCCCGAACCTCCAACGATTACTTCTGACTCGACCGTTATTCCTCTGCCTGACGACTTATCTCTACCACTTGCCTCTTTTATTGCTTTTCTATACAAGTATCGTGATCGAGATCCTTCATATGGCGATCACCTCTATCAAGTTTATGAAACTGGTATCAGACGGTATATGGGAAGGTTGTGTAAGACAATCCTTACCCCCAGGATGATATGGACCAAGTTTAGATGATATGGCAAACGAGAAAGAGAAAAACATTGCCTTCAATGGCAGACTTATAACCCAATATCACCCTACTCTCCTGTCTGACGGGGATTTTTCGTCTCTCACTAACTTCTGCTACACCCCTGTATCCATAAAAGCAATCCAGGGGATGTCTTCATACAAGACTATTTCTTCTTCCGACCAATACACGGTCGTTTCGTCTTCTTTTACTACTACCAAACATAACAACCTTGTGGGATATCAGATTTATCCTACTACAACACCATCAT